TTTTCTTTGTGGTTTGCTTTCAATATTTATTGTTCTGCCGCGATACATGCTTTATTAATTTCATTTTGATTAAAGTCGGAATTCATACAATACATCAACAAAGCCGGATCCATCGTATTTACATACTCAATTGTTTTTCTAATCGTAACCTTGTCTTTATTTGATTGAAGAGATTGTAAATACAACTGGTGCATATTAAACATATTTGTTCTGTATCTTTTAGGGAAATATTTCAATTCCCTTTCCTTTAAAATATAACACGATACATACGAACTATATAATTCATTAGTAAAGTCATGTAAGTCTTTTCTAAACTTTTGAAACTGATACTTAAATTTGGGAAAATATTTAAGGTATTCACTTACTTTTCCTTCTTGACGCAACACATAATAACGATATTGATTTTTAGTGCTATTGCCTTTTAAATTTTTAACATATTCATAAGAAGGGTTCGTGATTTTTAGCCGCCGCATTGAATCTTGTGTTTTAATTACATAGCCAGGATAAACATAATTATAATTTGCGTCGATTATACCACTCATTTGTTTCATATACGCCTTATAAGAAGATACATCAGGCACAATAGTTGGAATCATAATGTTTCGGAATTTATGCCAGTCTCCATGTTCTCCGCCATCAGTGGTTACAGTTGTTACACAATAGTTATTTACCAATTGATAAATATTTACCAAATAAACAAATGGTCTATTCACTGGAACCACTCTTACATTATTAGGATGCTGCATCACAAAACTATACATAAAGTTTTTGTTGAAATCTTCAAATTCCAATCCACAAAACACCATTGATTCAATAAACATTGTTCGAAATGTAGTTTTTTCATCTTTATCAAAATAACAATTCGCACCAATATTACTTCTGGTAGATATCTCCCAGTCATCAATTTCCGAGCACCAAAACAAATTAATCATCGTGCCTTCAATATACGGTTGACTTATATACTTGCCATCTTCAATCGTGGACCAATCATTGAATTTATCTTGTGTTAATGATTTAGGAGGAGCATAACAAACAATACGGTTGTCGTCAACTATTACTGAACGAAACATACCAAGCGTCTCTACATTATCATCATTTAACTTATTTTTTTTGTATTTTAAAAGGTGGAAATTGTGTACTTTCTTTACAGTCAAATCTTTAGACTCACAATAGTCTTTATCATTGATACGGGTGAAATCGAAATATTCGCTAAGGTTATACATAATAATTATTAATAATTAGTTTATTATTATTTATTTAAATCAATTTTGTAATATGATAAACAGTTAATAATATTTGAATATAATTTCTAATTATTTTATAAGACAATGGAAAAAAAAATGTCGGATTCTTTATTTTTGTCTTTAGGACAGATTATTAAAATTATAGCACCCGATAATGGTGATTTAAACGATAAAGTGTTTATGGTTAATTATATAGATGAAAAAGAAATAGAGTTATTAGAGCAAAACACGCTTAAGAAAACGGTTTTAAATGTGGCGGAAGGATTTTTAACAGAAGAATCCATAGAACAAATATTTATATTGTATAAACCAGAAAATCCCGGGTTTGCTAGGCAAAATGGCTTGGTAGTAAACAGATGGATAACCATTGAATTTGGCGGAGAACTACCTACAATAATAAATGGGAAAATCACAAATCTAGAAGAAGATAGAATTGAAATTGAAAGTTATCCAGATGGTTCATTTTTATATATTGATTTTGAATACAAAGGTATTCCCCGTGATTTACCCATTCAATCCATTAAAGATTTTAAACCACCAAAACAAAAAAGAGATGTAATGGCGGAAGATGAGGTGGGTATGGAACAAGGAGTAGAAGGAGATGTTGAAAAAAAAGTAGATGGGGACAACGAAAGAGAACTAGAAGCAAAAGATACGGCTACAGGTGCGATGACGCAAGATGGTGAATTTGAAAGTGATGTCGATGAAGATGATATGTTTCAAGATGATGAAGGTGTTAATTTAGAAGACGACTTGATTGATATAAAAGATATTGAATTTTTAGACGAAGATTTGGGAGAGATAAGGGAAGAAGTAGAATTGTCTGAAAAAGAAAAAATATACGACATAAAAGATCAGGTAGATGACTTGATGGATGATTTGCTGTCTAGTGTCCCATCTTCACAAAGAACTTCTAAGTTTTTAAAACACATTAATGTTATGTTAGAAAGATACAAAGAGTTAAGAGAGGAATTTTCCACTTTTGATGAACAAGGGTATTTTTCAGATACTTTATACAAAACTGCCGATTACAAACCGGTCGCAGAATTATTAAATAATGCAAAGACAGTGTATTGGGCACTACCAGTAGTGGAAACAAAAAAACACATATATGATATTAATGGCGAAAATGATGGCGAAAATGATGATATTTCAATTAAAAAAACAAGTGATGTTATTAACAACTTAACTAGAATAAATAATGAATATAAGTCAAATACAATACCAGATGGACAAAACAAATACGATTATTTCTACAAAAATATTGATTTTACTACATATGATAAGCCAATGCAAAAGTCGGATATGCTAATAATGGAATCATATGGTAATAATGTTATTGTTGAAAATATAGATGATTTTAAAAGTATAAATATCATTTACAAAGATGAAAATGGCAAATTGACAGACGACAATCGATTTGTAATTGATAAAACAAGCGTTGGATTAACTAAACTTAAGCCATTGTCTAAAAAACGACCGGGATGTTCTAAATTTATCCCATCCAATACCGAACGATTGGCTATTACGCAAAATGACAAACTACACATTAAAGGATTTATAACACTTCCATACGATGTAATGGAATATTCAAGTATCTTTTCCGATGCCACCTCTTTATTGAAAAAAGTAAACCATCACGAAAATCAAATTCATTACGGTAGTATTTTAAATGATAATACAGAGGTAATGTTAAACGACACGTCATCACCCGCTAATATACTTGATAATATTGTGTATCATTCAAATAAAACGATTAGCGAGACACCCATTCCGTGGAAAGAAGTTGTTGATAATACAACATTAAATGTAAATGAATTGTTTAAAAATTTACAACCTGAAATCGAAAATGGCGTATCTCTTGATAGGATATCTCAATATTTGACGCCATATCATATACAAAAGGATGGTATTGTTTACAATGATTACTTACTTATGAAAGATTATATAGAAAATCAAATTGCAAAATACAAAAAAGAAAAAATTAGCAACATCATAAAATACAATAACTACATAAAATTCATTAAAAATTATGTTAAGATAAGTGACTTGGAAAAATACATTAAGTCGGGAGAGGTTAGAAAGTTGTATGATATTGATAAAGAAATGGACATGCAGTTGTTAAATAAAATGTATCGATTAGATGATGGTCGGTTGATGATGTCGATAATAGCACGGGAAATACACAGTTCATTAGATGACGCAGAAAATGACAGTAAATTAACTCCAGAAACATTAAATGAAATAAAACAAGAATTAAAACAAAGAAAGATTGATAATAGTGAATGTGAACCAACTCCACTGGACGGTGTTAAATTGTCGAAAAAATATTTTGAATTAGACGATTTACTACAAGACAATAATAAAAATGTGGAATACGATTCTAAATATGATGATACTCCATATGATATTTTGGAAGGCTTAAAAGAAGAGCGTGGGGGCGAAATCACTTATAATGACTTGGTAAAACACTTAACTGAAATGCGTGCGAAAAGTCCCGAGGTAGACGCCAGAAGTATGATAGACGGTTATAAAAGTGTTCAAGAAGGTGATTATGCTATATTAGAACCCGATGGTTATGAAATGCATTATTATGTTAGAAAAAACAACAAATGGGAATTAGATGAAGAAAAAACAAATAAACCAGTGGAGGAAATTGGATTTTGTAATGTTAAACAGAACTGCTTGAAAATAAACAAAGAATGCATGAATAAGGAAAATCAAGAACAAGCCGTAAATGAATTGTCTGCTGAAGAATTAATAAAGCATTATGAGGAGATGCAAGTAAAAAACAAGGAAGAAATTAATAAAATGATTTCAGAAAGGATTTCACAAAGCACCGAATCTGCCAAACTACTTAAAATATTAAAGAAAACGCACGACTTAAAATACGATATACAAAAAATAATATTGGTAAAATGTTGTCTGCCGAAGAAGTTATGGTTTCACCGCATGAAGAGTTGAAAAATAAGATATTATCGGATTATGATATGGTCTCAAAAATGGCGAATATACTTTACTTTATTAACACTTATTGTAGAGAATCGGTGGGAGATGAGTCAGTATATTGGTATTATTGTTCCGAAACAAATGTGCCTTTGCTACCTACTTTTTACTATGATTTGGCGGTTGGATTTCAAAATGGACATTATATTGATAATTTAAATGAAATAATTAGATTAAGAGGCACAGCAGATGGTGATAGTATTGTTGATAAACACAGTGGTTATATGATTACCAAGTTGCAGTATGATGAAAACGAAGGATATGAGAAAAGTGGATTTAAGCGCGTAACACGAGCTATTCTAGAAGAGGAAACCGACATTGTATTTAAACCTAAAACCACAGAAGAGGTTGTTGATAAAAAGCAAGCAGAGTTAATTAAAGATGTAAAAAAAGTATTGAAAACATTGGACGAAAAATTGAAAATCGATACAAAACAACAACACGATTTTATTATTAAATACATGATCATTTTTATGAAAAAGTATTCTAAAAAAGAAAGCGCGGATGAAAAAAAGGAAAATAAAAATAAAAAAGATAAGAAAAAGAAAAAAATAGATTACGAAAAAGCAAATGATGAAATTAAAATAATTTTAATGATTAGTTTATATGTAATTGGTATACAGTTGCTTACGCCACATTTAACAAGAGCCCCTACTTTTGAAGATTGTGTAATGTCATTTGATGGATTTCCACTGGATAAAAGTGGCGATGAATCGATCGTTTCTTATATTGCTTGTTTGTTTTTAAAGTTGCGAAGTAGTGTCCGTCCTTATAATGTTTTACCAGAAACCAACCGTTCCAACTTTAATAAAGTAAAAGACGCATTAGTATCAACAATTATAAAATTCATTAAAACCAAAATATTAAATGA